CTATTAAAGGAAAGTTTTCAAAATATTTTGCCATTATCCTGCACTCGCACTAATTATGTTTTGTCTTCTTTGTTCTTCATCTGAAAGCGCAATATCCTGGCCACCTGATGTACCATAATCATGCGATGTTTCAATTTCTAATTCAGTCATATTGAGACTAAGAGTAACACCAGCAGGTTTACCACCTTTCATAATCGAAACTCCACCGCCTGCACCATAGTCTACACTAAACTCTGTTATCATAGAACTTTTATATTTAATAAAGTGATCGCTATTAACACCGAGTAAATATACATCAACAACGGAAGGATATTGTAAAAATGCTTTTGGTATCCCAGATAAGTTTGTTACTTCAGGTAATGATTTTCTCTTAATCATATTAACGATATTTTTAATTCTTTCAGAGTCAGCTGCACTGTTTGGAAACAAATCCCAAGAAAATTGGTGAGTTCTTAGATTAACGCCTTCGAATGAAAGAGTTTCACGAGGGTTAATTGTTTGGCCAGTTACTAAATCAATAGCTCTGCCAACACCGTTACCTGATAGGAGAGGACTGTTTCTTAATAAATATTGCGATGCAGATGCAACATCTTTAACGTCTGTTCCAAGTACTTCTTTTGCCATACCTCTGGCAGCTTTCATTAAATCTCCGCCACCAATCCCACTAAGCCCAGCACCCATTGATTGTAACATTTGCGGAATTTGCTCAGCGGTCATTGAACCTTTACCATCAATAAAGTCATTAACTTTACTAGCAATACTTTCAACAAACGGATCTCTCTCGTTGCCATTTATTCTTAGGCCTGTATTATCCAATAATGCTTTTGGGAATGGCAATTCAATAGTATCGACCCCTCTTAATCGAGCTCCTGATGCACGGTTATTGAACGCTTGTTGGAACGGAGTTCTTCTTAAACCATTGTTATTTCCAACTTTAATATCCTCATACGTAAAGTCTTTAAAACTTAATAAACAACTATGTGCGTGCGGTTGTTCGGGAAAACATTGATAACCTTGCGAAAATCTCTGTTCTTTTCTATTTCGGTATGTCTCAACGCGTCTCAGCAAATTTACCATAGATTTTTCCTGTCGTTTGATTATAAATAGTTTATTGTTCTATTTATACTAAATTATGAGGCACGAATTGGCATATAGCGGAAGGTTTCGACCAAAGAACCCAACTAAATACAAGGGTGACCCTACAAAGATTATTTATCGTTCCATGTGGGAATTTAAGTTTTTTCGTTATGTAGATGAACATCCTGATGTTGTATGGTGGCAAAGTGAAGAGGTAGTAATACCATATATGTCTCCTATTGACGGAAGAAGGCACAGGTATTTTCCTGATGTTATTGTTCATAGGAAAATAGCGAGTGGCGAACAGAAAACTTTGATGATTGAAATTAAACCGGCTGCACAGACAAAGCCACCTGATAGAAGTAAAATGAAAACGAGTAAAGGTCGGGTATCCCGCAGATATCTAAACGAGGTAAAGACATATGGCGTCAACGAAGCGAAATGGAAAGCAGCTAGAAAATTCTGCGCTGACCGTGGTTGGGCATTTGAAATTTACACAGAACACGAACTGGGATTAAAGTAATGGTAGCAAAAGTATTCGATGATATTTTATTAAAAGGTGTTCGCAGCGGTCAGATACCAGCTCGGACAGACGCTGCCAGAGAATGGTATCGCCAGCAAGCCAAAGATACTACAAAGGCGAAGTCTCGTCCAGAAAAAATGATTAAAGAAATGGGTAAAGAACGCGCAAAAAGCAGATTTGAATTAGGCAATATGTATATGTTTAATTATTTAGCTAAGCATGCAGATACTTTACCATATTATGATAGATTTCCGCTCATATTTCCAATAAATAGAGCTAAAGGTGGCTTCATGGGAATTAATATGCATTACTTACCTCCTGTCTTAAGAGCTAAGTTAATGGATGCGCTTTATGATACTGCTAACAATAAATACTATGACGAAACAACTAAATTAAAATTAAGCTATCAGACTTTGGCAAGTGCGACTAAATTTAAAGAATTTAAACCATGTATAAAACATTACTTAACTGGTCAGCTAAGATCGCGATTAATATATATCTCACCTTCAGAATGGGATGTAGCGTTATTTTTACCAACGGCACGCTTTGTAGGTGCCACACAAGCACAGGTCTTTAAAGACTCAAGAAAGATAATCAGAGGATAACATGGCGTTTAGTATAAAAGATTTTAAATCGCAAATGGATCGCTTCGGCGGACCACAACGGCAGTCGTTATTTGAAGTTACTATTAATAACTTTCCAGTTAATGTTTCTGCCATGGACACAAGGGATTTAACATTCTTTTGTAAAAACGTAGCAATCCCTGGGTTAAGTATGGCATTAACTTCATACGAAGCTGTTGGACAACAACGTAGAATGTATCCAACAATGATGAACCCAGAACCAGTACAAGCTATCTTTATGTTAGACTCAGACCATCAAGTATTAACATTTTTCCATTCATGGATGCAGCGAATAGTAAATTATTCTACTTCAGGTGGAAACTTTTCTGAGGTTGGTGGTGCGTTACCATTTGAAATTGGATATAAAAACGAATACGGATGCCGCTTAACAATTAAAGCATATTCAAATGATTTTTTAGAAACAGGCAAGTATTACGAAACAATATTAGATGGTGCATTCCCTGGGTTACTAGGAGATGTTGATTTGGCGTGGGAATCAAATGATAGTTACGGTACTTTACCAATAAGTTTCCAATATGATAGAATTGAATTTTCAGGCGAGCGCCAAGGAATAACAACAGGAAGATTTAATAGAGGCAACGGCTTACTTGGTCTTATCGAGTCAGTTGGTGACTTTGGTCAGTTAATTGGACAAAACATTGTGCCAAGATCAATACAAGATAGTGTAGACAAATTTACACGAATTACAAATAACTTTGACAATATATCAAACCGCGTTGGCGGTATTTTTAGATAATAGGAGAATTAGATTATGGGACTACCAAAAATTGATTTACCAATTTATGAGCTTGAATTGCCATCAACCGGTGAGACTATTAAGTACAGACCATTTACTGTAAAAGAAGAAAAGATTTTATTAGTTGCACAAGAAGCCGATGATCCAATGCAAGAATTGTTGGCAGCTAAACAAGTTGTTAATAACTGTGTCGTTGACATAGATATTTCTAAGCTTGCGATGTTTGATTTAGAATTTATTATTTTGAATTTAAGATCTAAATCAGTCAACAACGAAACTAAATTTGGTTTAAAAGATCCTGACACGTTAGAAACGGTTGAGCTTGTTATGGATTTAAACACAGTAAGTTTAGAAACATCAGAAGAACATTCAAATAAGGTTAAGATTAACGAAGAATTTAGTTTATTTTTAAAGTACCCTACTATTGATGAATACATTAAGATTAGGGACAGAGATCCAGAGGATCCTTTATTGAATTACTTTATTTTAACATCGTGTTTAGATAAAGTGGCATCTGAAGATGAAGTTCATGAATTTAGAAACTACAGTACAAAAGAAATTGACGATTTCATGGAAAATATTTCTTCTGATATTGTTAAAGGAATACAAAGCTTTTTTGAAACAATGCCGAAGCTAAGGCATACTTTAAATTATACAAACAAAGACGGCGTAGACAAAACATTTGCAGTGGAGGGTATGAACTCTTTTTTTATCTAATGCTGAGTCATACGACTTTAGCGGATTATTATCAAACGATATTCACTTTGGCTCAGCACCATAAATATTCCATAGATGAAATTGAAGGTATGGTACCATATGAAAGAGATTTATATTTTGGCATGTTAGTTGATTATGTACAGAAACAAAACGAAAATAGGCAGTAATTAAAAATGGCAATTTCAGAAGATACCAAAGCAATCATTTCGCAGCTAGAAATGCAAGGCGAACTTATACGAAATACCGGTGCTAACTCTTTAAGAGAAGTCAATGTTAAACTTGATAAGTTTAGCGACGCATTTGTATCTATTGCAGCAAACATTTCAAGCAATAACCAAATGCTACAAAATTCTCAAAAGATGATGAGGGAACAAGCTGAATATGATCGCCAACAACGAGACTTCGATGATTTAAAAAGAGATAAAGAAGTTAAGGTAAAAGAAAAAAGCGATTTAGGAGTTAAAGAAGGCCTTAAAGATATTAAAGATAGTTTATCTGGTTTTAGTATGACAGGTTTACTTGGTGGTATCGGTAAAGCTATTGGTATTGGTTTAGGTGCGGCTGTTGCAGGTAATATATTAAAAGGATTTGTCGACGAAAAATATGACGGAGCCTTTACTAATTTTCAAAACAATCTTGCCAACTTAGACTTTGGATTAATTAACCAGTCTATAAAAGATATGCAATTAGCAACAGAAAAATTAGTTACACAAATGGAACAAATAAACGAAACAGTAAAAAAAATTACTGATAGCCTTTTATTTAAACTTGCAACAACTGTTGGCATTCTTACCACTATTCAACAAACCTTTAAGCGCATTATTGGTCCGTACTTTGCAGATGTTTTTGATGCAAGGAGAGTAAAAAGAAGACAACAAATGGATATGTTTAGAAATGCTGATAAATTATCCATGGAAAACCTAGAAGAATTTAACAAAACTCGTAACAGACCTCCACTAGGCACAGATTTTATGCCAGAAAATTTAACTTCACCAGAACTTGATGGAACCAGCAGCGGTGGAAAAGGTCTTATTGGTGGAAGTAATGCTATCGACACAAACAACCCAAACCGTATAATACCACCCAATGGGCCTAATGCATTTAATGCACCAAACGATATTTATGAACCTGTTAGAGACCGTGGTGGTCGAGCGTTTGGTTCTTTTGGAGCTTCAGGTAAAGGTAATTTTATAACTAGAGGAAAAGGAAATCAAGCGTTAGTTGATTCTAGTATGGGACCAAATGGCGAACGCGGAGTTGGACGTTCGCCGGGTGCACAAGCTGGATTTAAAAAACCTAAAGGCG